CCTTGGTAATGCAGATAGATACACACATTTAATTTATCGTAGCCCTGTAGAAATACAAAGAGACATTAGGGCTGGTGTTTATGAAGATGTTGATCTTCCAGAACCTTCTATGGGAGCTATAACTGATTTTGGAGAAAAGATAGATACTATTATTGGTTTGTCTCCTTCTTCAGATAATGATCCTCAATATGTTTTATTAGAACAACATTGTTATTTAGATATAGAAGAAGAAGAAGAACTTCTTCCCTATATTATAACTGTTGAGAAAGATTCTCGACAAGTGCTAAGTATTCGTAGAAACTATAAGGAAAACGATACAAACAAAGAAAAGATAAATCATTTTGTCCACTATAGGTTTGTACCCGGCTTTGGTTTCTATGGATTTGGTCTTATACACTTCTTAGGCAATCTCACGATGTCAGCAACTGCTGCAATGCGGTCCCTCATAGACGCAGGTCAGTTTGCTAATTTACCCGGAGGGTTTAAGGCTAAAGGTGTAAGGATGGTTGGCGACAATGATCCTATAGCACCCGGCGAGTTCAAGGAGGTTGAAGCAACTGGTGTAGACTTATCAAAGGCTATTGTTCCTCTCCCCTACAAAGAGCCTTCCTCTACTCTATTCCAGATGTTAAATTTCGTAACTGCTGCTGGTCAGAAGTTTGCGGATAGCACAGAGCAAGTTATCTCTGATGCTGCCTCCTATGGACC